ATAACAAACACATAGTACATCATTAAAATTATTACTATCTTTATCTTCAGTATTTCTGATACTAAAAATATTTAAATTGTAATCTCCATTCTCAAAGAATGAGTAATTACATTTCTTAAAAGCTTCTCTAACTTTATCTAAAGTAATAAGATTGAAGAATTTAGCATTAGCCATAATCTCATCTCCTTCATGTGTAATATTCATAATATCGCACTGATATCTAAATCGTTAATATAGCCCTATGTCTCTAGTACTCTTATGATGCTAATATCTCAAATATCTAGTTGTCATATGGACTACTCACTTATAACCCCTACAACAGTGATACGCTCATTACACCTTGGCAATAACATCATACCACTCTCTTATACATCGCACATCATCAAGATGTGCGATGTACTCAAAAAGTGTATACTCTATTTTTGAGGTGCTACCACTCTCATTATCACTACAGTGCTACCATATGCTCATTATTAACTCTATCTCTTATATATTAATATATAAACATATAAAACCCCTTTCCCCTAGACACCAGCACCTTGGCACCATATAACCATCCTAAATCCAATAGTACACATTTAAAGTCTAGTTGATTTTAGTTATATTAGCTTGGAGAACCTCTATCGTTGTAATAACTATCTAAATCTATGAAAGCATTTAGAAATATTCCAGTTAGATTTCCACTAGCTTCATAACAGCCTGCTTGAAAAATAAAGTTATTACCGTAGTAGGAATAATGATAATTCACTTTTCTAAGAATCCTTACACTTTATTTTTAATATTAGGTATATTTTTAACTTGTCAAGAGAGTTACTCAGAGAATCCATTTTAATGAAAGATAGAAAGAAAAATATCTAGCTATACTTGATTCTTAATTAAAAGAATTAACATAAATAATTTCAATAGAGTTTTGGAATGATAAATTAATGGGTAGTGCTGAGAACCGCACTCACGATGAGTACTAGTTAAATCGTTGTCATAAAACAATCCTTCTCTACCTGTCTCCCTAAGTGGACAACCAAAAACAGGATAATAAATATTTCCGCCATCACCACTACAGTCATGATAAACTGACATTGTAGTTATCGGAGAACCTAGTTCTTACATATACGAGTTCCAAGAGATACAACCATACTACCGTTATGAGTACCACTCCAATACATCCCACACATGGAACCAGCGTGCCATCCTGCACCACTAAGTAAATAGGAACCAGGATCAATACCACGATAATCCGAAACTTAAATAGTTAGGAGAACCTAGTTCTTGGATAATCGAGAACTAGTTCCAGGGTTACTATGATCTCCATGACTAGTGAACAAACCAGAATTAATATTATCAGCCCACACTCCACCGCTCATGTATCCTGTAGTGTAAACACTTGCATAATGTGTATTTTTATCAAAATGACAATCCGAAAAGGTAGATGGTGAGGACGACTAGGGTACCTTTGATAATCGAGAACCCATACCTTGAGCAGCACCGTAGGCTGTATAATCATAACCAAACCAGTGAATACCTGAGATACTATCACGTTGATGTACAGAACAACCTCCGAAGATAGGTACGCCATACCTATTCGGTGCTGGTTGATAATCATGATAATCCGAAAAGGTACTTTTATTCTTAGTTAGAGGAGAACTTATAAATACGTGATAATCGTTAAGGTAATAATATCCATTAACGAAACATCCACTTGCCAGAGGATCATGTTGATTGTACCATAATCCTGTATAGCTACCACCTGAACAGTTATCAAAACTACCATTTCCAAGAGCTGCATGATAATTCGAAAAGGTACCCTGGTTCATTAGTTAGTTGAGAACCTACACTATAAACACCTGAATTGAGACGGACATAATCGTAGAATATACCACAAGTTGTGTCATAAAGGAAATAATTACCAATAACTAAGGCAGATCCAGTATCATAAATGTCATGATAATCGTAGTTAGTGCGGAGAACCAGGGTACCTAATTCTTAGATAATCGAGAACAAAGCATACGATCAGCACTGGCTGTATAGATCTCACACTGATATATACCAGCAGTAGGAACATACCATCTACCGCTTCCATAATAACCATCGTAACGACAACCTGCGATGAGATGACCAACACCAACTGCATCAGGATGTACCCAATGATAATCCGAAAAGGTACCCTGGTTCATTAGTTAGTCGAGAACCTACAGTTTCCCATACATTGTTGTAGCCAAAATCGCCGTCAGTGAACAAGCCAGAAGGCTCCCTACCATAATTCCACGGACCGCTTACAAGTACCTTTGGAGTATCAGACTTATGCTCATGATAATCCGAAAAGGTACCTTTATTCTTAGTTGGAGGAGAACCTATCAATCCATGATATCCGTTATTGACATAATAACCATAAGCGAAACATCCGCATGCCTGAGGAGTATAATCGTCTACTGCAGAGAGCATGCCTGAATAAGAACCTCCAAACTGGTAATGATAATCCGAAAGATGCTTAGTTCTTTGATAAACGAGAACATTTATCATCATCTGCATAATAAGTATTTCCAAAATCGAAGTAAAATCCAAATACACTACACAATCTTAAATTACTAGTATAGTAACCTACTATCATTAACGGTGCGGTTGGATTTGGATAATGATAATCGAGGTAGATAGTTGGAGGATTAGTATGTTCGAGAACAATCATAATCTCATAAATACTTGCTGAATTGATATAAAAGACGTAGACAGTAACGAAAGTTACTGTCTACGTGGTAGATAATCTTATTTTTAAGAATGTGTACTTGGATTAGATAGCGACCTCATCAACTGCCAATCAATAGTTGGCTGATCAGCCAACATATTAAATAATGTTTTATAAAAAATAACTATCGCATCTGACCGTGAATTCGGATATCTAAACATTCTATCTTTATAAATTGCACGTGAAACTTCATAAGAAATTCTTGTTCTATGCATTATTCAGTTCCTATACAAATTCTTTACTTGGAATTGTACGATTGTCAAACTTCTTATAAGCGTCCAGATAAAATTCTTCTTTGTCGCCATTAAGAGTCAATTCGTAGTACATCCCATCTGGTAATGATGTTGACAATAACCATTTCCAATTCTGAAGAACTTTAACCTTCCAAACGATGTAAACTTCAAAAACTGGAACCTCATCTGATTTATCCAGATGTTCCAGCACATACTGTTTCACTATTGCTTTCGCAATAGCATCAAAATCTGGCATCATGTATTATATCTCCTTATTGAAATCATCCAAAAATTATGAGTACAGATAGTAGTCATAACGACTACTATCTATTCACTCCATAACTGTACTGGATAATTGTGTATCAGAGGTTCTTAGTTAGTGGGAGAATCAGGATAATCGAGAACTAGATCTATACTCTGAATCAACATCACTACTCCATTCAGTAAATATTCCTCGCTCACGTGAGTATGGCCAATGACCTCCAGTAAGAACACCGAGATAGTCATCTTGCCAATGATAATCCGAAAACCTAGTTAATGCAGAGAACCTAGTTCTTGGATAATCGAGAACACCAATCTAACAATCCGTTTGGATACAAGCCACTATTACGGGCTCCAGTACAATAAGGGCCACCTCTAGTACTGCCAAATTGCGCGCACCAACTAAAACTGCCGCCAACAGTGAAATCGGTGGCATTTGCAATCGCACGCTCGTCATTATGATAATCCGAAAAAGATACTTTTATTTTTAGTTAGAGGAGAACCAAAATCTATATCGTACGAATATCCTCCAGTAGTACCACCAGAACCGGATCCTACTTCAGTACACAATGCATAAATACCAAGATCGCTTCCAGAATTAGGCATACCACTAAAGCCAGTAAAACCTCCACCAATTGCAAAATTAATACCGCTCCTATTATTTCTAGTAAAATGATAATCCGAAAAGGTACACCACGTTAGCATCTAGGAACTATGATCTCACTCCACTACAGATTCATTAGACAACAAATATTATCACTTACATATTTTATTTTTCAAGAATTAATATTATTAACCATTCTATTTCTGGTGTTTGAGGGGGTGGCGCGCCCCATAAAGTTGCGTTAATAATGTAGTCGGGAACGACGAATAGATTCAATTCGTGAATCTAGAATAGGGATAGGTGTATGGAGAGAATTGAAACGTATGAGGAGTGAAGACAAGTGAGTAAATAAGATTGAGTTATGTGAACGAAGTGATGGCCCGTTGGGTTATCACTGAGTGAATATAGTCGACGAATGTATTGCTTAGCAACTCATGAAGGGACCGCCTCAAGCGGTCTACCGAAATGAATAATGAGTATCGTCGACAAATGAGTTTTATTACTCTAAAGTAATTAAAATAAGAATAACTAATTTTTACTTCGTCTTATTACACTTTCGTTTTAATAAGACTACGTAAAATAAAAAAAGAGTAATAAAACAGAAAACGAACTGATGAAATAAAATTTAAAAATAAGATCTAAGTTAAGAGTTTAAAATCATCAGTTCGTGTATTTACGTAAGAAAGAAAAATTTTACTTTGTAAAACCTTTCTTTCTTCTAATATATTATGCGAGACGTTGAAACAAGCTGAACAATGAATATTGTGAAGATTGGTGAAACTGACGAGCAAATATATTAGAATTCTTTCTTTGGAAAAACCTTGAGGCGTAAGCTTCAGGGGGGTTAGGGGAATAGGGGTTTGGGGGAAGGGACCTTAGGGGGGTCGAAATGCAAAAAATTGAGTGCGACGATTTTATTTTGAGTTAGTATCATATTTGCATTTCAAAAGAGTAAAAAGTAGTCCCATTTACCCCCTTAAATTTAGTAAGATGTAAAGTTTTATAAAGACTGTAGATAATATGAAGAATTTGAAATATGTTTCCCAACTTGTATTTTAATTTCCTCACGAATAGTGTTTGATATTGAAATTATTAGACACTATTTGAACTCTCCTACAGTAAGCATATTAATCACTCCTGATAGACAACTCCACTTAAGTGGAGTTGTCTATCTATATTTAACGATGCTATAGCTGTTTTTAATAGAGGATTACTGATATGTTAGATGCGTTACGAAGTGTATTTGCTCGTATACATAGAAACATCATGCCTGAGATGCTAGAATTATGTTTCGAACCTTGGAATCACCCAGATAAGAGTTTAGACCAGATCATATATGAAGATGTTATCTTAGCCTCAGTTAGAGATGATGCTAGTAGACAAGGTGGTAAATTGATCAATATCACTTTACAGATGAATTGGTGTAAATACACTCATTCACCATCACCAGTTGCACTAGGTATAAGTGGCTCTTATAGTACCTTTTTGATACCACCAGAAGCTAGAGAATTTAGAGATATAGTTTGTGCCGTAAGTGTTCGTATGCCGTACAACATCAGTACTAATACTACTGGTACATTCTTTAACGATAGAGTTACTGCTGGTAATACTGTTGGAAGTATGGCTTGTGCTGCATTAAAAGCACAGACCTTAGCAGGTACTGCGGTATTTCCAACTGCAGATGTTCAACCTGGTAATGTTATCACTCTATCTCCACCTAGTATGAACTGGGTACCTTGGGCAGTTAAAGTTAGACTAAAGTTTGACGATAATTTTAGTGGAATGAATAGTAGTAGCATAGAAACATTCCAGAAAGCATGTGAGCACGCTATTAAAGCTTATATGTATTCACATCTACGTGCTAAAGTAGAATCTAATGTAGTTTTACGTGGTGCGGATATAGGTGTGATTAGAGAAGAGCTACAGACTTATGCAGATGCTGCTGAGAAGTATGATGAAGCTATCCGTAATTTCCACGGTGCTGAGATATTAGACAAGAGTAGACTTGGTTACATCCTAACTAAGATGGTTCCATTTGCACATTAGATTTAGATTTTAAAAATATAAAGACATATATGAACGATAGTGAGTAGTCTTTACGACTACTCACTTTTCTCTATATGTATCTTAATAACGCTATAACTATCTTAGATATGCCTATGAAGTCAGAAAGATGAATTACCTCCATTTTATTATGAAGCTGCTAAAGGACGGATATATGATTTATACTAGCTATTATGCGAATTACAGAAAATTCAAAGGTATGTTTAGAGTGTCCATATCAAGAACAGCTCCAAGCAATTCATATGACCTACAACTGATAAAACTAGCACCAACTGCTGAATTACTCCAAAATTACAAAAACAACTTCATAACCAATGAGGAGTACACCTCAGTATACAACAATCAACTACTCAGGCTTGAGAATGATGGCTACATAGCCAAAGTTGTAAAGGATCTATCAACCTTGCAAGAAGATGTAGTGTTGCTGTGTTATGAGAAGAAAGGTGATTTCTGCCATAGGCATTTACTAGCCGAGTGGTTAAATATTAACCACAATACAAATATCAGAGAATTATAATTAAACTTTAATTTCCGTATTTACCGACGACTATTCACTTTTCACTATATGTATTTTAATCACGCTATATTTATCTTAGATATATGTATGGAGTTGGAGAGATGAATGTCCGATCCTTTTCAGATGTCATCTAGTGATTTATTTTTTGGTATTTTATCGAAAAACGTTTACAACTTCTTCTGGCGGGTTGCCAGATATGCTAGATGCTCTGACGATTCTTGTTGGTATGATTTGAATCGTTGGATTTGAAGATAGCGATGCCTTTTTGATGGCATCCGAAAATCGTTGACATAGTAAACTCCTAAGAGATGAGAGACTGCGTAAGCAGTCTCTCATCCTCTATATTTTATTTAAAAAAAAGATATAAAAGTGTTGTCTGTACAGTTCTCCAGGCATGCATAAATTATACCTGAATTGAGATATAACTTATAAGCACACCTGGTGATAGATTTAACATAAATAGTTAATTATCTTTTTCAGTCTTTTCTCCTAAATCGTAAATTTGACGTTTATAATCCTCATCATCACTCCAGTCAAAATTGTCAAAAGGTCGATTAGAGACTTTGATCTTACCTTTTACAAATTTAGTCTCATAACCACTCTCCTCTTTAAGGTACTTAATGAAGTTTCTGACTTCCTGATCAGTGTCTTCAAAGTACCTATCACGTAGATGACCTTTGATTTTAATTTTAGCTTCGTAATAAAGAGAATCATCTTCATTACTGTAATAAGGTGCTTGATCTGTGATATCTACTGAAAATATACAATCAGATTCACTTCCTGTGATTCTAGGTGCCTTCATCATTACCTTATAAATATCAAGAGGTTCCTTTAACGTAAGTCCATAGTGACATAATAATTTCTCCTTGAAAATAATAGAATGAAGAGGTATCCACATTGCTGTGGATACCTTCTTTTTAAATATTTGTACTATTTTGATTCTTAATTTTTATTGTCCATTTAGTTTCTTTATCAATTTCATCCTTATTTCCGTTAATTTCGCTAATGTCGATTTTTCCCTCAGCAGATAATATATCCTTACATGAATTTAAATATTTGACGAACTCACGGACTTCATTAAAAGTTTTTTCTAGAGTGCCTTCTAAATATCCTTGACTAGTAACCACTAATCTGAGTGGATCGTAGTGGTCAGCATCATTTCTTGATAATCTTAATAATGCATACACTAATGTATAATGATTAAAAGTGATTGTAGGTGCATTTGCTAGAATTTCGTATATTGGTGAAATCTTATCTTCTCTAGTTTTAACTTTTAATAGTATTTCACCGAAAACCAAAACAGATGTTTCAGATGATGAATTTAGCATAATAGAAATCTCCTTTAAAATAATAAAACGAAGAGGTATCCACATTGCTGTGGATATCCCTCTATAAATTGTGTTTAGATCTTACTTACGATAATCTAATCCAAAATTATAAGTTTGAAATTCTTCTTTACAATCATCAGGAACACCAGTTCCATCAAACGGAGTGCTAGAGATGGTTGCACTACCATCTGCGAGTTGAGCGTGATTGATTGTCAAGAAGTTAATGAGAATTTCAAATTCCTCACATGCTTGTTTGAACGATGTTCCATGAAGTTTACCGTTGATTTCAATTTTAACTCTATAATAAGCAAATTCTTTACCTTCAAACTGAAGTACGTGTGGCAGAGACCACAATGGTTTTACAGAAATCACAGGTGGATATCCATCTGTAGTGAACTTCGGTGCAGCCTGTATGATATCGTAAATCTTTAATGAACCTTTCTCATTTTTCTCATTTGATTCACTCACGAAAACTTCAAAGTCAGCTTTGATATATACGTATTCTGAATTTGATTTCATATTTAGGTCTCCGTTTGTTTATATTAACTTTTTGTCACGATAATAATTGACCTTGGTGATATAGTTCTGGATAGTACCTTGACCATAGATACTGTTGTAGTAAACTTTCCATGCAGTAGCTCGTTGTCTTACAGTATGAATATTTGGATGTATGTCTGGTATACATCTTAAATATAACTGAGCACATAGAGCAATACTGAATGGAGTATTATACATTAAGTTATCTCGTAAGGATAACCTTCTATCATACATATCCATTACTACGTCATACACATCACTACGAGTTTTCTTTAAATACTGTAACGTATCTTTAGCAGTACCCATGGTAAATTGAGCTATGCCGTAATTACGTTGTCTATTAGCAGCTTTTTCGAAATCAGCTAATCCTAGATCAGTTTCAACTAAGAATGTTTCTAAGATTAAAGCTGTGAATTTCTTAGAGCTTTTAACGTTTGGCATACGCTGTAAGACAGCTTCAATAGTAGTGGTCAGGTGATCAGTATTTAGACGTTTACCACCGCTATGAGTCCAAATACGAATAGGTTTTCTATATGAACTACCATAATCAGCATTACGTAAAGTATTGATACTCTTAGTTCTATAGAAACGATGACCGTTAACTACAGTAACTTTAGCATCCTTAGGAATTACATGAAATTCTGTATCCTGAACCTTTGGTTTAGTTTCTGCTAACCTAGTAATCAACTCAGGTAGTTCACCATAAACCATGACAGGTTTAGTTTGGTTGGTAATCAAAATAGTTACAACATTAGTTTCTTTGGAAGTAACTGATTTTTTAGATTCTTCACGATAAATATTCGGAAGTATCAAACTACAAACTGTTGTTATGAGTGCCAAAACGGACACTAACAAAGTTTTACGCATTGGAAAATCTCCTCTATAGTTTTGACTTATAAATTGATGATTAATATTTATAGTCTCCATCTTAAAAGTAATATATATTTAAATTATAAATGACTCAAAACTCTTATTAGCAGCAACGCTAATAAGAGCTCCATAGTGAATTATTTGACGATTACACCAGTCATATATTTTTGAATGATGGTACTCTTAAGTTTTAAAGATGATAACAAATTAGTCATCTCGTCCTTATCTATAAAATTAATATTGCTAATGATTGTGTCAGCTACCTTCTCACTGAAATTGACTTCTGAGGTTAAATACTCTTTAAAATCAGTTTCAGTTTGAAAGACGTGTTTATTGTAGACGATAACTGTAAGTTTCCGTTTTCTAGGTATACGGTAACGAGCATTAAAAGTAGTCATTAGAATTTATCTCCTGTATCAAATGAAGTGTACCATACTGGTTGTATAATCTTGACATCCTACTGCATTTAAAAATGAACGATGTTCAGGAAATATATCAGAAAATAACAAAGCATCAGTATTAAAATTCTTATTTAAGTAACCATGAAGATTTTTAAAATATTTCTGTGTCTTTTTGATATCTTTAAATGAATAACTTGAAATGAGACCAACTAGATCACAGGTATTGACATTTGGATTCGGATATATAGAACAACTAATGGATTTATCTGGAGTTGATAAACATGTGAGTTTTAGTTTCTTAATCATCTCTACAAAGGTAGTTCCATTTTCATATGAATCATTAAAAATGTATCTACCTCTGCTAAGTTCATTATTGACTTTATTTTTAATAGAATCTAAAATGAAATTATTATTTTTATCATTTAAATCTATTAAAGTTAAATCTTTCGAATTGTATCTAGTATCGTTGTTAGAGTAAACATATCTGTAAGAGAAGGACATGAAACCCATTTTATTATACAACCATAAAGCTTGATAGTTAGAAGTTAAACAATCTAAAAATAAATAATCTAACTTATTAACATATGCTATTCTGATTGAGTAACTAATTAACTCCGTTCCAACTTTCATACGTCTAAATGCTTTATCCACATATAAGTTAGAAAGAAATAAACCTCTAGGCTGACCTTTACATGGTGGTAGGCATTTATTATTCAATTCACCTAAGTAGATAGAACCTTCAGATAAACCTAACATTCCTGCATATCTATCATCTACATAAGCTAGTGCGATATAATCAAAAGTCCGTTCTAAGTATTGTTTAAATTTAATTAAATTGTCACATTTATAAAAATCATTATCTGAATCAATTCGATAATGTCTTAATCTATTTCTTTCTTCTAAATCTGATTCTTTTTCCCATCCCAATAAGATTTCAAGAATCTCAGGTGAAATTGCACTACTTGTTTTAATTAAATCGGTAGTTATATTCATTTAAAAGCCTTAAGTTAAATAGACGACAGTGCGAAGACAAAAATATAAAGCAATAAAGAAATACGTAGTGCAGATAGAGTACTTTCACGTTTGGAATCTTGAAGTTCATTTACATAGAAGTTAGTAGATGAACGAATATATTGCATTTCAGGATCTAAGATACGAGAAGAACTTATGGCATCACGCACTGCTTTAAATGCAGCAAGTTTGTTAGAGAAACCTACTCCAGCATTCATACAAATTCTGTAAGCGAATTGTAAGTAATGCTGAATAAATATCTGTGGACCAGTATATGTTTGCAATCCATCGATAGTCTTGATCTCATCTGCTTTACCTGTACGTTGCATTCTAACTGCATATTCACTAAAAGCAATTAAGAAATTTCTAAATGCAGAAGGATTTAAAGTAGAAGATAAACCACAAATCATGCGTACATTTTTATCGTCTAAGAATTTACTTACTGTCATCAACCCATTATAACTGTTAATGATCATATTGTCAACATCACAAGAGATGTCACCAACACCAATAGTTCCTTCCTCATCTGTGGTTAAATTGTCGTATGAACTTAATTTATCTCCACGTTCTTTAGTTTCCATGTAAATAGTAGTGATGATGTTTACAGATTGTCTTAATCTAGTCTGCACATCTGAAATAAAATACAAAATATCTTTATCTACATTGAAGTTTTCAAATAGATTTCTATGAATGTCACCATCTAAGAAAGTCTCAGCTCTAGCGTACATGAGAGCTCTCCAAGTACCATAGATTTTTAAATCATATTTGTTATTAAGAGATTCAAAAACTGCAGTAAAGGTAGCTTCATCTGGGCTATATCTAAATCTATGTGCTACTAATGAAGTAAAGAATTTATATTGCAATATCATCAATACTGCTATACAAGTATCTCTTTTAAGTTTAGCTTCTAATCCGCTACTGTAAACTTTGTGTAATAAATAAGCACAGAATAAATTAAAAGGATCTGACACTACTTTAAATTTAGTATTGATAGCGTCATTATTTTTAATCCATTTTCTCATCTCATTAAAACTAATACCACCAGTATCAACTACTGGTTCTGAAATATCTTTAGGATTGATACCGAATGTGGAATTAGATCTAACAAAACCTGCAATGTTCTTTTTAATTTCGATAGCATTAGTTTTGAACAATGCTAAAAATGCATCTCTATCTCTATCTAAGAAAAAACACTTATGAATACCCATAGTGTATGTGTTTAATGCCTGTGGGTTATTTCCACTGTTTTCATATCTGATTACATATTTTCGTATAGCTTCTGCTAATGACGTAGTCACATCGATATGTAAATAATTTTCAAACATATTGAGGATTTTATCTGACATGTAGGCTACTCCTCTCGCATGCAAAGATAATAAAAATTCATACCATGGCAACCTAAGAATTCCTAACAAATATTAAACAAAATAAGAAACATAAGGAGAGAACAAGATAACTTGTTCTCTCCATTCTTTATTTAAAATGCTTATCGTACTCACTGAAGAAATTAGAATGTGAACCACGTTTGTAGTAATCTGTAATTCTTTCTGAAAAATTCTGTAAAGTATTATAATCACTATTAGACATTTGTTTAATTTCACGTCGTTCTTCAGCTAATTGAGATTCTGCAATAGGTACTGATTCAATGACATTATTGTCAACTAGTGGTCGTAGTGAATTTAATTCTCTTAAATAACTTTGTCTGATGATGTAGTTTAGATTTCTATCACCTAGTTTATTTTCTAATTCACTTATACGTTTACGTAATTCTAATTGGAAATCTTTAGTTTCTTTATTAATCTTTTCTCCATGAGGAGATACAGAACTTAAAATGATTTTATTAGAAATTCCATAATAACCTAAATTCTTACCACTTAGCACTAAATAACTAGATAACAATAAACCAATTACAGTATCGTCATGTCTGCCTTCCTTATGATCTACTCTTCCATTTCTAATAGTTAAGTTACATAACTCATTAATTAGAGTACTATCTTTAATTCTTGAACCACATAACTCTAAAGCTTTAATCATTATGTCTTTATAAAGTCTATCACGAGAAGTAGATGAGTTAGCACCTGAAGTTCTATAACCAAAGTAACTTCTAGTGTGACCGTAAATATCTTTAAAATTACTTATATTGATATTTTTGAATTTAGGATCATCTCGTTGTTGAACAACTTCATTATAGATTCTCTTAAATGGATTGATATTTTCATCCTGTAGTTTCTGCATAACGAAATCAATTAAAGCAATACCAGTATTATTACGTTCTGGAATCCACAGTAATCTAGGGAATTCTAACATTAAATCTGACATGTATTTAGCAACTTGCATAGTGTTAGCATTATTACATCTACAAACTGCTACAATGTTCATGTCTGTAGGATCCATAATAACTAAGGTAGTGAAGTCTCTACCGATGTTTTCAGAGGTATCCATACCTGCTACTAATGGACGATTGTGAAATTCATCAGATTCTACTATAGAACGATCCATATACCAACGCATCATAAATCCATGACTTAAATCAGTAAATGCTGGTTCTTGTTTAGACTTACGAATGATCTGAATGATAGAAGGTGGAATAACGTTATCAGCAGAACTAGCTTGCCAAATATTTAACAAGTCTCTAGCGATGTCATCTGGTTTACCATTTAACTCTGCTGAGGTTTGTTCGAACCACTTATCAGTGAAACCTAATTGTTTATATGAGAACTCTAAAAATAATCTACGCTTAGGTGCTGAGACATCAATTAAATCTATTAATGCATCATGATTCTCTAAATCAAACATAGTTTCATTGAAGTATGCAGCATCTTCAAAGATAGATAATGCAAAAGCACCAGTATCAGTATCTGGGTTTCCAGCAGTTGTAGTATAAATAGTAGGAGCAGGTAATCCTTTCTCTCTAGCAGTCTTAGCTGCTTTTAATTTAGCAGCCTGTGCAGCAGGTACAGTTATCCAGTTATAACGAATAAAAGCAACCTCATCGAAATGTATCACAGTTAAAGTGTGACCACGAGCTACGTTACCGGCATTAACTTTATCAATAGCAGCAGCAAAAGTACTGTAGACATTTTTCTTTTTAAAATAAGAAATAGATTCTTTATTTTCGATATCACCAGTAGAAGGTTCCCAGAACCATTTAGGCATAGCGTCACGGATAGATTTTAATACCTTGACGATATTGATATTGTTATCTTGAGACTTATCGATATGCGCCATATCAATATTGTCACCTAAGATGTACATCATGTAACAAATGATCGCTTGGGTGCAGAAAGACTTACCACTCTGACGTGGTAGTACTAAACCAAAATCTATATCGTTGAAGAATGTCCACAGTGCAGCTATATTTGCTCTTGATAGGATAAAGGGAGAAGTTTCGCCACCTGAAACAGGAAGTCTTAAACACTCTCTAAAGAAATACCAGAAATTACGTTTTACTTCTACAGCGATACGTACTTTAGTTAAATCACTTAGATGCGGATCGAATGGGTCAACATTACGTAATGAACTGTCCATTAAAGTTAATGGAAGATGCCAATTCTTAATACCCATACGTCTATAAACTTGAGCCATTCTTAATGCAGTGTGGTTTTTAGTTTCAAAATGAACCACACAATTCATACGTTTAAAATCTTCTTTATAGAGAACGTATGATAAATGTTTATAATCCATAAACTTACCTTATTAATTAATTCTTCTTAAACTATAGCATTAGGAAAAGGTATATATACTCACTACTCATTAAGAGTAGTGAGTATGAGTTTATTTTAATGTTTTAAATCACCATAGACAAAGAATTTAGTTAGATTCTTCTTAGTGATATCGTCAACATCTTCATCAGTTAAAACTTCAATTTCACGTGCTTTAGATAAGAATGCTTTAAAGTAATCTAAGTACTTAGGTACTTGTCTTACTAATTCAGTGATACCAAAGGTTAGAGCACCATATCTTAAAACTAATCGTACATCACCAAAACACCAAATCATTGTTTCTGCAATAGAACAATAACCAGCAGCTATAGTGATGATCTTAGCTTTACAACTGTTGATAGCTGAAATGATAGCACCAACTAAATTAGCACATCCGTCATCTAATTTTGCACCTAAAACAAAAGTAACTGTCTCATCTTCTTTTCTAGTATCTAAGAACATGCATAGATTGATGATGAAACTTCTACTAAATACACAATCAGAAGGAATGTAAATTCTAAAGTTCTTTTTATCAGTAGTTCTAATACGTAGTGCATTAGCTTTAATGACACGTACACGTTCTGCAGGATTAATAGTTACCATCTGTGGATCAGTAGCTAATCTAAAATCCTCAGTACCACTAATATTTTCTTCAGGAACTTTAGATAATTCATCATCTGGAATAGGATTATTCACTGAGTCATCAATTAAATTATCAGTAGGTAAAGAACCTTTTGCTTTCAACTCAATACGTTTTTCAAAATCTTGTTTAGAGATAAAGATTTCAGCACCAGTCTGAATAGCTGATAATTCATCGTTAGATAAATAACCCATCTCAACTGCTTGTGAGAGTAAGGTAGTGATTACATATTTAGATTGATCAGCAGCACGTTTTTCAATCAGTCTACTATTACCCATGTCCATATGTGAACTGAAATGTATCATCAGTACACCCATGTCATCGACGATAGCGTGACCTGGTTTAGCAGCATTGTGAATCAAGCAAGCAGCAGAAGCACATAAACCTCTAGCTACTGTATATACTTCACCTTTACATGCATCGATAGCTGATGAAATGATACTACCTGCAGATATATGTCCACCAGGACTGTCTATATAGATGTAGATTTTATCTTCATTATCAGCACTAAATAAAGCATCAATCAATTCTACATATTCATCAACATCTAGAATCTCACCTTGAAGATAAGCTTTAATATTTTTGTGACCATTCTCATCTACAGATTTAATAAGTTGGCAGTAAGGTTGATTACTACCATCCAAAACTATGAGTGGTAACTCTTTAGCTTCTAGAGAATCATCCTTAGAAGAAGTTAAAACATTATCAGACATTTACTTTCTCCTGTAAAGTAGAGAAGCTGCATCTATAGCTGAACCATCACGAGCAATAAATGAACGATTACCTGCAATGTTAGTAGCTACGGCTTCTCCATTCATACGGATAGTGTGGTCATTATAGAGCTTCATGATATCCTTATCTGTAATCATGGTTGATGATTCCATACCCTTAGTGTTAGATAAAGCTTTTTCTAACTCTTTACGAGTAAAAGTAGTTTCTTCAAATGATTCATTACCAGCATAACGTTTGTTAGTAATTTCAAATCCAGGAGCATGTACGGCATCAAAAGTAACAATTAACTGTACTTTACGATATTCGTATTTAGGGTCTGGACCATTCATAGGAATACAAACACTTCTAATACTGAAAGAAGTATTATGACAAGGATCCCTTAAAGATTTCTCTAAATATGCACCATATGGGCCATAAGGCTTAACTTTAGCCATGATGCGATATCCTTGTTTACCTTTAATAGTAACAGGAGTTTCATCTACCCAAATCTTCTGGAAATAATGAGAGATGTAGTGCTCATCAATCATCAGTAATCTACTCATATCTTCTGAGGTTTTAATAACTGGATGACCATACTCACCAGCTAAACATCCATCTTTCAAACAGATATTAAATCTTGAAGTAGGATCACTCATAGCTCTAATTAAACTATCACTATCGTAAACTACGTTATTACGAGTAGGAATCTCAAGAGCACCAACTACAACAGTATAAGCACCATTTTCATCTGGAGTCAATGCTTTAATAGTGTGACCATTTACAGTACCGATTTCACCACAAGTGAATCTTAAGTTGTTGTCCATATTTACCCTCTAAATAAATCTTCAAGTTCGTTAGATTTATCAGCCTGATTTAGCAGAGCTGAGTTGTAACCTTCCTGCGCATATGAACCAGCAATTTTAGCAAAAGTTCCACTAGGTCCATAAGCTACAGATTTCATAGTGACCATGGCAGGTTTCTTAGTCATATTAGTTAATCTATAAAAAACATTTAAGTCATCTGGATCTCTAAATAGATGAGCGTAGATAACTTCCAACACAGTGTGGTCAATACTGATACCTTTACCAGTAGCAAATTTACTATTGTCAAATATTGTAGCAATGTTGTCATAGTTGAAACATTTAGGTAGGTGACCTACTGATAAGAATTCACGCCACATAGTGTAATAAAGTTTATCGTCTTGTAAGAAACTTAAACGACACATTAATTTATTACCACGTTTCAAAGTAGCTAATACGTATTTTTCATCATCGATAGTGACGTGTTCAATATTAGAAGGTTCAATCAGTATACCTGCATTTAAATTAATACCACAATCAATAGAGTCATTAATTTTCATAGCAAATATACCAACTGTATAAATCTTATCAGAAATGTCTAAATAACCAAAATTTGCATATCTTTCAGAGATATAACATTCAAGTTTATCTCCCATGAAGTATACGCAATCATCTTTTTGATTTAATTCAAAGAAATTACTTATATCAGTCATGATTATTATTTCCCATTCATCACGTAAAGCATTGTAAATTTAGAATCTTGAATTCGTTTAAATTTGTGATGCTGACAATCTGGTTTTAAAAAGCCTACCTTAGATTCTGTTAAAACGTTGTCTGAACTATAGATATTTTCTAAGTTCTGAACAATTAATTCTTTACGGTCTACTAAAGTATTGCAGTGGAATGCTGTTATCGAATTATTTTCATTTCTAATTAAAATTCCAACAGGAGCATTTAAATCGATAGTGATAGCATCATCCCAAGATTTGAGAGTTAGACTTCTGTAGAATAAGTTACTAGTTTTTACATAATAAACAAAACAGTCATCTGAAGTCTCTTTACTACATTCAGATTTGATATGATCTAAAATTATATCACTGTCATAAGCAATCTCTGCTCTACTATTAGCATTAGTCTGTATGTATTGTTTCCATATCCTCATTTTCTCTAAGCAGTGTTTACTTGGAGAGAATGTAAAATGATGTTCATCAATAATGGAAATATCTTTAGACCAAATCAAACATCCACACAACACTACCAGTGGAGTGTACTCACGTAAATTATAATCCTCAGTTTCACATCTACAATCATTGTAAATAGAACTTAAATGTAATTGAGTTTTATTTTTTTCCTGAGTTAATGTAAAATCATCAACTTCTATTTGACCTATAGAAGTAAAATCCAGTAATTGAACTTCAGGGGTGATGTGCTCACCACTCTGCCATAAACATCTAGCTCCATCTAAAGCATACAGCGTATCAGACTTGCTACTGAACCATCGTCTACAAGTTACACCGTTAACTACAGGTATACATCTAGTTAAATCTAATTTAGTTTTAGTGTTAGGTTTAAATTTGATACTTAAATCTAACTGTTTCCAACGTAAATTATACGAACTAGGATTCTCTCGTAAATGATCAGAATAGCCTAAGATAAATGTATTTAAAACATTAGTAGCATCCCAGAGTTTAACTGGGTTACGTGGACTATCTTGACCGTTAGAATAACCTGGAATATCACACCTATAACCATTGACTATTTGATCAGTTAGTCTATTGTTAAATTCATTCCAAGTTTCAATGTTTTTAGTATTGAAATCTGTAATGTAGTGGGAAAGATCAAAATCAATAATACTAGTAGTTGTATTGATACGGACACTGATGTAAGCGTGACAATTAGGTCCAATTAATTTGGATTTGATTTCAGTTAAACTAATCTCCGACGGAGAGTAAATATCAATTTCTACTCCGTCAGTAATATAAATACGACAAACAGTATAATTCATACCGCAACTCCGTCAGAATATTTTTATCATTCACGTTTTAATATAAGGACATCAATATCTTTATCTTTATCATAAGAAATAGAGATGTTTACCTTACATTTAGTTTTCTTATAAATATCATCACTTAAAGCTAAGAGATCAATTTCTCTTTCTACAGTAGCGAATTTAAGTTCTCCATCTGGATCAGAAGCGAAACGTTCAACTTCTATATCTGAAGGAATTACTGTATAACGATATTTAGATTTAAGAGCTTTGATTATACCGAAGATATTTAAACTATCTCTGTAAATCTTTTGATCTGGTCTAGCAACTTTTAATCCACTGATCTGAATGATCTCATTAACTGTTAAAGTTTGCTGAGCTTCTGCAGCATTTGGCATATTGATCCAATCAACTTCTACCAGTCCTGTCTCTTTATCAACATTTTTTACTTTATAATCTTGTTTTGGATTGATAGTGTAAACTAGCATAAAAACTTTATTGTAAAGATATTTTGTATTTTGTACAAAAATGTGATTTGTACTAGATACTGGAAATGGAAGTTCTTTATTGTTTTTAAGATAGCATTTAGCTGCTTCAATCATAGATACTGTTTGTTCTTCACGTAAGATACGTGAATTACGTATCGATGGTGTGAAATTAGAAACTGGTTCAAAATACCAGTATGAAAATGGTTTCTCATACCACTTATTAAAGAACCAGCTCTCATTACCTGCAATCTTCATTAATTTTCCTCAGTGTTATAACCTGTGTTTGAATTGATTACATCTACTGGAACTCCATAGAGAATCTCATAAACACCTGTAGTGGTTGTTTCACGTAAAAATTCTACAACTACAGTAGAACCAACTAAATTATCTACACCACCGATAGTAGACCAAGACTGTGAGAATTGTTCTGCTGGTATAGCTCCACCGCAAATCATCTGTGCATTATTCATATCACGAATGATGAAGTGAGTTGGTGTTGGTGCTTTAGTTTCACTAACATTGTCGAATGGTGGACGTGCTTGAATGTAGAATGCTTCAACTACACTATTCCAAGTAGGGAATATAGTTGAAGGGATAAAGTAATTATCCAGTTCTGCATCATAATGAATGATAGGTTTTCTAATTAAAGCACTTTCTGCACCATAGACAGGAGCTTTTTCTTCAGTACTATCACGGTAAGTGTATCTTGCATAGGTATTGTTACCGTCCCATAAGGTTAGATATAGATCCTGAGTTCCTAAAATGTCATCAGAAGTATTGAAAACATCCTTAAGATTATAATTCAGTTGTAAATGTTGCTCATTACCCCATTTCTCATATGAACCATCAAAAGGATAATCTTCCGAATCATATGAAACATGGTCAGTAACATCATAGCAATGATTACGTTCCTGAGTATAAGCAAAGAATCTTAAACTCCATTTTTCAGTATTCTTATTCCACTTAGGTAAAACACTTAATTTTAAACTATACTTGTCTTCACTGGTGGAACGATGAATAACTACGATTCGTTTTACAATCGCAATAAATCTCTGACCATTCTTCTCAACAGCTGCAGTAGAACCTTCACGTTTATTGAGGAAATACTTAATGATTATAGTCTGTGAGAAACCAGGATAAGAAGGAACAAAATCTTCTAATCCATAAATGATGCATTCTGATTTATCTACATTTAAATAATGAATAGTTCCATCAGCATACTTGACATATGGTCTGATATTTAACTCTTCTAAATCTTGATGCTCGTATACGTATATGTCATCTCCTCTCATTTGAGGACACTCGATATCCATATCGATAATCGCAGTGCTCTGACTATTTAAATCATTTAAAATAAATGCATCATGAGCATATAAAACTACTTCAGCAGTTTCATTACCTAAATTATCAAACACTACCATAGTTACTGGTTCACTATCGGTAATTTCACGAGTAGTATGACAGTTGGTAGGGAATTTGATATTTAAATTATTAACTGTTGTTGAAGATAGTGGTATACGGTTTGAAATAAACTTACCAGTAGAATCGTAATACTCACTTAAACAAATCTTATTGTTATTCTCATCATTTTTGTAGAGAGCATATTCAACTAAGTTGTTACCGACAAAAAATAACTTACTATCAACCATTAACTTAGTAGGGTTGACACGGAAATCACAATAGAGACCAAATTTATCATTGCCGTAATATGAAATTTCAGTAGTTTCATTCTCAGCAGTAGCAACGGTTCTTGAAGGAGATAGAGTTACACTATAATTGGACTCATCTCTAGCGGTTACAACCCAGATAGTTTGGTCATTCTTAACTACTAAGCTATTTAAAGCTGGAAAATAAGTACCAGATTGAGGATTATCAGGATCAAAAATCTGGTCTATGGAGTATGCCCCATGTTCTTTAGTACTGTAGATAGTAATGACATTACCATCTGGTTTACGGTACTGAATAGGTGTTAATGTATCCGACATTTCTTAATCTCCGTAAACGGTAGCGTCTGTAGGATTGATATTTGCAGGCATGAAGACCTTAACAAATCTTTCAATAATGTGTCTCTGACTTGGAAGTATTTCACGATCTGTATATTGTGGATAAAAATCTACAAATTGTTGATCGATATTACCACTGAAGACTAAATCTAATTCAGTCAACTTTAAATAAGGTGAAAATATCTTTTTAAGTCTATCTTCATCTGGTTCATCAGTAGCAATTATTTTACCTTCCAATAAGTCATTGATAAAGTTGTTTAAAGTGATACTGTAGATGCGATGTTTAGTTTTCATCACATAAGGGTTAGGTAGTGTATCGTTTAATTTATTGAAATACTTATTCATAACGTTGATTCTTTCAACATCTTCGTTAGTGGAATATTTCTCAATGAAATCTCTGATGAATTTAGGAACAGATGTAGCTAATTCCCAGCTACTTCCTTCTTCACACTCACCTTCAGGTACTTCTATATAGACTCCTTTATATGAGGAATTTCTATTTAAATCACCATCGATGAAAAGAGTAGAGATATTTTCGAAATACTGATTAACTGGAGTATTGTCAAATAATTTATTATTGATAGCAAAACCATAACTTCTGTCTTCAGACTGAGCTAAGTAGACATAAATATCTACAACATTTGGAGTATCTCTTTCGAAATAATCCATAGTCTGAATCACTACTTCGTATGATGCAAAATTACCATCTTCGTCAGTAACTTTATTGACAAAATAATCAAGACCTTTGATCAAATATTTTCCATTCAAATAAACACTAAGATTAGTGTAATTAAAAATAGGAATATTTTCAGTAGTTCCAGATAATGCAGATGTTAAAGAAATAGTGATAGAGTGACCTAAATTCATTATGTCACTTATATCGCGTCTTATATGAAAGAGTGTTTCACTATCTTGAATAAAGAAACGTTCACCATCTGAAGTTTCTGTAAAGATCAGAGATTTTTGATTGTCTTTAATGATTTCAGCATATGTACCAGAACCAACTAAAACAGGTTCATATACTTTATCGTATTTAGAAACAATACCTGATACTGAAAGTTTTGCAGGATCTTTTTCACGCCATACGGTATATTTGTCATAATCGATAGGAACAGTACGATTATCTTTACTTGGAGTAAATTCTGTTGATTTATTTTTATTTGCACTATCTAGGTGATTGATAAAGGTTAATTTATCACCACGTTCAAATACAAGTGAGTCATTAAAAATTATCTCAACAGTACCAGAATCCAGTCTTTCTACACGGTATAAAGAGCTATCTATCAATTTACCATTACAGTAAACTAAGACATCAATCTCTTTATCGACATATAGAGTAGGAACAGTAAAAGTTAATCGATTGTCAAATGCATCAGTAACAGTTGTATCAAAAATACGATTAGAGATTACGTTCATTATTGGAAATATACCAAGACAATCAACATAATTCTGCATAGCTACATCTGGATGAGTAGCAGCGATACCGTTAGGAGTATCAAACATCATCTCTACATATTTAGATTGCTCAGTTACTGCAGCAGTCCACCACTCAATTTTAGTTTCACTACGATCACATAAGAAATCGATAATTTCTTTATCGTTGTGTTTATCTGAATATAGTAAATCTATATAGCAAGCATCACGAATAAGTACATTATCCTTGTCGTGTTGTCTACATACTACGTGAATAGTAAGTAACTGACTTGCTAAATAATCTCTATATGCATCTAATACATCTAAAGAAAGTCCAAAATCATTATGAGTAACTTGAGTTACTGAAAATGGATGGATACGATGTAAATACCTTCCTTTATCACCCTCATAACTTCTAATAAAAAAGTCACAAGTATTGTGAGTTAAAATTTTATTATCTGGATTTAGAGCTTTAGGTATGTGGATAAGTTGTTTCCACACACTATCACGTTTACTTAGATAAACAGGATCCTGATTGGTATTGGTAACATCAACATCAAAAGCAAAGATGATGTTTTTATCTAAAATTAAATCGTAATAACTACCGAGTTCTATAGATGAAATCTCATTAACTTGTGTACCATTCTTGAACATCAATAGTTGATCTTTATTGGTAGCATTTGTAATAAAATTTAAAACACTTCTTTCATACTCATCTTTTCTACGGTATGCATCAGCACCAAAACTTAATATTTCAACATCGTTAGGAATATCGCTATCGTAATAAGCAGTTATGTAGATGTTAGGTATAGCACCGAAAGGAATAGTTTTATTAACCATGTCTTTTCTAGCAGCTATCAGCATACCTTCTTTATTACGAGTATACATAACAAAGGTACAACTTTTATTTAAGATAGCACCATCATCACCGTAGATGTGAATTAATACTCGATATTTATCATTTATTTCAGCTAAAGATAACCAAGTTAATTCTTGACAATTAGCTTCAATATTGATAGTGTCTGTATCTAGTAACCACAGATAATAAGGAGTATTTGAAGTTGGAAGAGAGATGGTTCTTCCATTTAGTGAGAAACTACCAACTAGTGATTTTGATTTAACTAAAATAGGTTTAAAGTTTTGTCTATATTCACTAACTGGTTCATTCCACACTTTTTCAAATAGGTACGTGTTGACTGCTTCACAACAAAGTCTATCTTGTTCAGTACCAGTAAGTGTAGACATTTGTTTTTACCTCGTATAGTTAATAAATGAGCTTCCCATCAAACTTTGGATAAATTTACTTCTACCATCATTAATCAATCTTTGCTGTGTTAGCTGATACATCATCATGGATTTAGTTCCAGATAAAGCTTGCAGTAACATGTAAATCCAATAAGGTGGATACTCCAAAGCAAAACCAGTTTGAATAACATCAGTACCTAAGTTAGCAAATAGGTTGTAGAAGACACGTGGATTAAACTTATCCATTTTGTCACTAATATGAGTAGCTAAAACTTCACATACGGATTCAATAGTGAATTGCTTAGTTTGGTCTTCAGTAACTTCGTTAACGATTTCCATTACTTCACGAGTACTTAAATCACCCCAGGTAGCACGCATTACTAATGGTGGATGTTTAAAATCATCATCGTTGTAGATCATCTGAGCCATGAATAATGCAAGTACTGTTCTTACCTTAAATGTTTCCATTAAAGATAAATTAAAGTATCTTGATATGATGTTACTTAAAATCATGCTATAAGACTTCATGCAGAACTCAGCACTGTAAACGTCAATCCAGTCGTCGATGTCGTTATAGGCAGCGACTAATTGACCTCTTACGTATTGGTTCTGGAGATTATCGATAGCGTCAATATAAAGTGTACCGACTTTATCTCTACGAAGACAATTAGTAATATTAACTACTACTTTATCTTCTAATTCAGATAAACCACGTAGAACTTTATTATGATCTATTTCTTTGAAGTCTACGGTACATACAGAAGATGCAAGTAGTTCTGGAATATCAGAATCTTTTCCAGGAACATATAAAGTAGTGAAGTTATTTAGCACTTTGGCTGCAACCATGTGGTCAAAGATTTCTGCCATGGGGGATTTCAAAATCGTACGGATAGGATTAATCAGCGATGTTAGTTCTTCAACAGAAAGAACATTGTTTCGATTATTCACGACGTAATTTAGTGCACGTGGAATGTACTGTTTCAACCCTGTGAATTCAGCCTTCGACGTGTCGAAAATCTTTCGCTTCATTTGCTTTTACTCCAAGCTTTAATAGTGTTTAGATGCCGTAAAATACGGCGCTATAGCATAGAGCTTTGCACATTCTGTGAATTTTATGTGTTTCGAATAATAGGAAAACTCATGGCAAAAACATATACACATCCCCATTGGGAAATAAGTGTAATTGATAAGTCAATTTACACTCCTTTGGTACGTGAAGAGTTACCTTCATTGCTCCCTATTTTCTTCATGAGAGCACAGCAGGGTCCTACCGGTGTACCAGTTTATGTATCTGGTTCTAATGCTGCTACTACTAAGTTCGGTGATGGAACTTTTGATTCATCTACTAAGTACTATTCACGTGAAGCTCTATTCTTAAATGGCTTATTTGCTCGTCAGGGTGCATTTATCGTACGTATGGCATCTTCAGATGCTAAGTATGGTTCTGTAGTTCTGGAAGTTAAAGTTAAGAAGACTCAGGTTAAGCAGTACGAGCGTGACGTAAACGGTCAGTTCGTATTAGATGAAGAGACTGGTGATAAGTTACCTCTACGTAATGAGGCTACTGGTGAACAGTTAACTGAGGATGGTTTAGAGTTAACTTGGAATATTCGTCCATTAGCTTTAGATAAAGATCATCCTGAATCAGTAACTAACCTAAAGCCTACTACTTATGGTGAAGGTGATAATGCTTATACTGTTTATCCTATCTTAGCAGTTAAAGCAGATTCAGTAGGTGCATTTGCTAACGATATTGGTATTAAGTTATTTGCTGATATCGACAACGTAGATGATACTTTAGCAACTAACCTAGGTTCATTCCCTTACTCATTCGGTATTGTGAAGAAGACCTATGGTCAGGATACTGTATCAGCAGTACTATCATCTTGGAATAATCAGTTTGAGACTTTCGTAGCAAAGCCTAACCAGATTGATTCACGTGTAGAACGCTCAGTTTCATTCGATGAAGTTATTGAAGATAACTACAGAGATCTTCCATTCAGTGTTCAGCTCTATTCTGAGAACATTGCTACTATCGGTGCGATGATTCAGGAAGTTGAGCCTGATGATACCACTTTAACTGATCCTTATTTAGTAAATATTTTCGAGCCTTACAACATTGAGGATGTTCCTATGCCTCATGTAGTGTTAGGTGAAGATTCTGTTCGTCTAAATAGTGATCGTATTTGCTATTTACAGGGTGGTGCTGATGGTCAGATCGATGATGAAGCTATTGAAGCTTTAACTCGTCAGTATCTAAACGATTTAGTATATCCTGCAATTCGTGACCAGGCTAGATATCCATTCTCAGCTATCTTTGATACTGGTGTTTCACTAGAGACTAAGGAAGCTTTCATTAAGTTCTTAGGCGTACGTGATGATTTCAGATTATATCTATCAACACAGAATGCAAATCTAGGTCGTTACAATACTCAGGCTGAAGATTACTCTTCAGGTTCTGCATTATTCGCTAAGTGCTTATTGCAGCCTGAATCTTCAGTTAAGGGCACTGAGTGCTGCCGTGCAGATATCTATCAGCAGTCTGGTAAACTTGCAGATTCTACTTATCGTGGAATCGTTCCATTTACATATGACATCATGCTTAAGAAGTCTCGCTATGCTTCTACTGGTACTATCAGTGGACAGCCTGCAGGTCTTCCTAACTCAGAGATTAATGTATTTAAGGAATGGAACTGGACTCCTTCAGATCCAGACTTAAAGCAGAAGTCTTGGGATTCTGGTCTGAACTATGCTCAGCATTACGATATGACTGGCATTCATTGGCCTGCAATGCGTACTGTTTATAGATACGATACTTCAGTGTTATCTAACTCTTTATTTGCTGATGTTGTTACATACATCAAGCATTTAGCAAGATACAACTGGTCTCGTTATGTTGGTGTTGAAGCTCCATTTGCTACTATTAAGGCAAATGCTGAAGAATCATTAGCTAACGATATCAATGGTTTACTTGCAGGTAGATATACTACTACTGTTGAGTATTCACAGACAGAAGAGGAAGCTAAGATCGGTTATATGGCTCATTGCGATATTTCTATCACTGGTGACCCTCAGACACGTGTTTGGAAGTACAATATCATCTGCTATCGCAGTGGATATGAGACTGAGGAGGCTTAGTAAATGGCTACAACAAATCGTAATTATAAGCAGTCACGTTTTATGACTGATGCTATTATGGAGTCTAGTCAGATTGCTGCACTAGGTTTCAATGAAGGCTCACAGGTAGCTAACGTTGCTAGGTCTGGTCAGTTAGGCGTTGGACTTCGCTCTACTAAACTAGATGGTAGTACTCCAGCTGTATTTAATCCAGCTGCAGCTATCGTGTTAAATACACCTCAGATCTTTGATAATATCCCAAATGCATCTGAGTGTTTACGTGCATTGATGGAAACTCATGCTAAATCTATCACTGGTATCGATGTTAACTACACCGTAGAAACTGGTGAAACTCAGGTTGGTCATGATGGACAGGTATTAAAGGTTCCTACTAAAACTACTCGTGCTCAGATTAGTCCTTCTGTAACTTTTGAAGAGTATCAGGGTTTACCAGTATGGAACTTATTCCGTGAATGGATGTTTGCTATGCAGCATCCTGATACCAATATGTCAGCTGTTTCTGCATATGCAGATAAGGGTTCAGATATTCCTGGTTGGTGCATCAGTGCCTTCTCAATGTCTATGCTCTTCATTCAGTTTGATCCTACTGGCTTACCTGATCGTATCTATGACGCTGTAGTAGTGAACAACATGTTCCCTACATCAATCGGTGAAATGGGTATTCAGAGAGTTATCGGTACTACTGATGTTAAAGAGCGTACTATTGAGTTCACTGGTTTAATCCAGCATAATAGAAATACTAAATTGTTAGGTCAGCGTGTAGCAGCGATGTTAGGCATTCATCGTGTCAACTTCGACTTTGCTCTTCCTGGCATGGCAGGTAGTGTTGAGCCTGATACTGCTATCAGTACCAGTCTACGTAACTTGGGCGGTATGGAGTATGAAGTTGGTAACTATAGTGGCAACGCTACTTCAACTGGTAACTCAAAGGCTGGTTCTTCTGAGGGTACTCTAAAAGAGTTCAAGTATAAGGGAACTGGTAACGCTGTAGTTAAGGATGGTGGTTCTAATTGGTTCACCAATAACAAAAAACCATCAGCCATAGCTAGAGGTCATGCTGGTGAAGCCGAAATGACTAAGTGATAATTCACGAATAGTATAATAGAGAGGAACACGTGCTTAATGCACGTGTTCCTCTTTTTATTTATATTTTTTATATTTTAATCTACTGAAATTCCAGAAGATGTGATATTCACTACGGTGCTTAAATTCATACCTTCAGTACTCATAGTGATACCACCAATAGTACAGTGAGTATGAAGCTGAGTATCGATAGCTTCAGTATATTGAATTTGAGTATTCTGACTGTCAGTACCAGTGATTACTTTATCTACACCAGTGAAGAAACCAATTTCACTGATACGCGCATAACGAGTATCACCAGCATAAGCTGCTCTAATATATTCCAATACTTCACTAGCTGTCAAATCTATTTTAGCCTGACAATAAGCTAAGATTGAACCTTTAGTTTCTAGAGTTCCATCAGTTACTGCTTTAGTAGGAGTAGGAGTTAAGAAAGAACTATTTAACTCATATTCTTCTTCAGAGTTATCCACACTCACACGTTTATATTTGATAGACTCACTGAAAGATAAACACTTTAAATAATACAGATAGTAATCTGTACCATTGATAGTTTTTCTCTGACGTAATCTGTAAAGAGCACGTTCAGCAGCAGTTAAATCTTCATCTACAGGCACGCATCTAATTGGAATTAGAGTATAAAGATTCATATTAGATCTACTTGGATTATAGCAGCTGAAAAGGATACCATCATCTGCATTATAACCACCACGGATACCTACACCGAAGTAACGTAACTTAGGTAAGTTATTACCTATGGATTCATTAGGTGCGATATTTAAATGGTTGTTTAATGTAAATTCACGCTGAGGATTATAAGCTACTGGTAGTAAGTTACTTAATCCTAAATGTGAACCTAATAGAGTAGTAGTTGTAAAACTTACAGCAATAGTAGAATTAGCCATGTTAAGTTTCCTTTGTTAATATAATTAAGAAATAGGGTCGAGATTAATATCAATAGTTAAATTGATATAACGTTTTACTGGTGAAATCTCTATTTGTTCTGTTAAATTCATTAGACGAGACCAGAGATATTCGGATTCAAATTTGATATCGTTATTTATATTAAAATCAGCGATATTTAATTCTGATTTATTTAAATCTATAGAAACATCAGAAACAATCTTATCTATAAATGGATCATATTTATGATGCATATCGAATTCAAATGTTTCATCTCTTATAAAGAATATGTCTTCATAATTGAAATCTGTTTTTACATTTAAAACAAAATCAGGATCACGATATTTTAAATACCAATATTCATCTCTGTCTGTTTCTAAATAAGTTACGTTATAACTTCCTAGAGATATGAATAAGTCTTTTACAGCATTAAAGATTTTCTCAGTTGCTTGAGGTTGATAGAGTGCTTCTTTAGGATCTAAATCTTCAAATGGGAATAAAGCGTTATAGCAAATGACGACAAGTTTGCGATATGCTTCAACTCGGTCTTTTTCACTATATTTATCATATTCATTGACAAGTGATTCAAATTTTTTATGATTACTTATCCATGAAGCATATTTGGTAGTTACACCAGACCATTTTAATGATTCTTTACCAGTGTTTCTGTGATCATCCAAATAAATGTCTAATGCTTTATGTAGTAGTAAGTCATTAGAGTTTTCATATTGATTATTTAGATGAAGTAATGCACGGAACTGATGAAGTAAATTAGTTAAATTGTCTGTACCACTATTTATAGAGACAGTATCTAACCACTCAATTAATTTATTCATATTTGAAGTATTTAAAAATTGTTCTACTGTAAATAGTTGATTATTGAATTTAAAAATACTTCTAGGATTACATTTACTTAAACTTTCTTTAAATGGATAAGAATAAGTATACTCTCTTGGTAACTCCTCAGGAATTTGATTAACAGATCTAAATGCAGCATAATTCATCAGTAACAACACGTCTTCAGCATCTACTTTAAATGCAGTTTCTGAAAGAGGTGATTTAAAGTTACAATCATAACTAATCAAATTGTGTTGAATTCTGTAAAGTAAAGATTCAATCAAGAAATTTTGCATCATCTTTAGATTACGTTCATCAATCGGATTCTTTTTAAATTCTAAGAACTTAGTAGGTAGAATATTATTAGGTTGTGTACCTAATTCTATCTCTGTATCGTTGATATAATCTGGAGAAGATTTATCATTTAGACCAGTTTGAAATAACTTAGAATTTAACGAAGTATAATCTTCAGTTTTAACCCATTCATTAGTTAATAAATTAAAAGATCTAAATTGTGGATTGGTTATGAGCTCACTTTCCATACGTGTGTGAGTCTCTTGCCACATTTCTTTATAGAGTAAAGAAACTGCTAAACCTTCTAATAAATTTTCTGCTAATTTAATTAATGTATCATTCTTACCTTGATTCTTGAGAACATATTCTAAATTTCTATATAACCACATTGACTGTTTTGTAGTCAATACAGTTCTATAGTCACCTAAACCTTTATTGGAAAGATATTCCCAAACGTGGTAACTATGAACACATGGAGTACGTATATTGGTAAATCTTCTTGTTAACAATACAATTGGAAGCATCTGCCACAACATCGTCCAAAATGTAGTAGCATACATATCTTCATAACCAAAATCACTCACCCACCATCTACGTCTAACGAATTCTAAGAAATTTTTAAGACATAGAATTAAATCATAACGTTCAGTTTCTTCTAATAGTGAATCGTCGTATGCTAAAAGTGAAAGATTAGGTGCAGCAATAGCTTCTTCTATAGAAGATACTGGATAAACAATAGATTGAATTAAACCTGTATTCTCAGGATAACGTTCTTGTAATCTAAAGTATTCTTGGTTAGGTATCTTGTATAATTTTCCAGTACGTGGATATTTGGTGAATAGATCTCTATTGAACGGAACAGTTTGTTCTGTTTCGATAGAACGTACTGTCATCAATGTATTGGTTTCTACATATTCTCCAACCAAATTGATATAATAAGGATTCCATGGTGCGTGTGGATTGGTAAGTCCATGTAGCTCCATGTAGTCTTTTCCCATCATATAAGCAAATGGTTCAAATTTGATGGTGACAGTCCGAAGGAAATTAAAGATTTCCTTCTTATATTGACTTATTTGTTTAGCCATCCATAGACTCCTAAGGATAAATTGAAATGCCAGAAAAAACAAAAATCTCTCATGGTGTACAAAAGACACTATTGGGATTGGATGCGACACGCAATTCTAATCCATCTAAGTCTCCTGACAATACTGCTTTTATTGGTAGATACACACCTTCAGAAGGTGCATCTTTAACTAAGTCGCTATATGTTCCACAGCTAGGCACCAACGGGTTAAATCCTATGGCTGCCAGCATCATCTCATGTCTTAAACCAAGACATGCGGAAATAGGAAAGAAACGACTCAATACTGAAAAAATGGCTGCATTAGCACCTGAAATAGAACAAGCTAAAATCTTAGTTTCTAGTTCTATTATGAGTCCTAATGATTTACAAGATGGTGAATTTACATTTAGTTTTGATAATGTACCAGCTATTCAAAATGATCCAGATTTATTAACTGCAGTAAGTAAGTTATATTCTGATTATTTTAATGGAGTTTTAGAATTAGGTATTAAGTCTTACGACTGGATAGGTGATATTCAGTATAGATCTGGTGCAAAACCTATTCTAATCTTACCTCCAGCAATTCAAGAAAGTATTAAGAATCGTACAGAACAGGATGTGGAGAAAAATAAATTTTTCAATGTTAGACCAGGTATGTCTGATTTTGAAATTTATCAAGAATCTCACAAGAATTTAGATTATCTATATTCAAAACGTGTAATGACTTGGAAGGATGTACTTTCACAGAAAGAGGATAAGAAAATCGTTTCAGATATGGTTCCTTCTATGGAATCTTTTGGAGTACCTGTACCTAACGAATATAGATCTCAGGAATGGTTAAGTAATCATAAGCCAGTTGATCAGATGCCTGGATATGTGACAGGTTTAGAAACTCTAGTAGTTAATATGAAAACTAAATTAGAGGAAGGTGATGTCTTAAAGGTATCTGAGAATCCAGAAATTTTAAGATTCAATACTGTTCATACTAAGAATACTAAAGCAGATATCAGTAGAAATTTAAATTCTGTATATGGTGGCAATCAACCTACATTCGTAGAAGAACCTGTAGTTTCTTTAACTGATATACCTAAGGATATAACTCATAAAGGTCACCCTACATTAATAGAGTTACCAGTTGAATCTGTTATCCCTATTATTGTACCTGGAGCACCTAGTGAACATCTGGGTTACTTTGTTTTATTAGATGAAAACGGACAACCTCTGACTGCTGAAAAGTCAGGTTTAGATATGGGAGATGGAGATTGTACTCCTGGTTCTGCCAATAGTGCATATAGCACATTATTTGGTAATGGTAAATTCTCATCTATGAAGTTTTTTGGTTCTAGTGCAGTAGAACACAATGCTAGCAAGATGGTGATGAGTCAGTTAGTAGATATCTATTTGAGATCTCGTATGGAAGGTATCTTTGGTAGAAATGATTTAGAGTTAAGTAGATTTAATTCCATCAACACAACTCTATTCTACAGATTATTGGAACAAAAGCATACTACGATGGTGTTTGTTCCTACTGATTTATTACACTATTTTGCATTTGCATATCGTCCTGAGGGTGATGGTGCATGTAAGTTAGATGAGATTAGTTTCTTATTGTCATTAAGAACTAATTTCATGATTGCGAATGTGATGGCAGCTGCACGTAATGCGGTTGAGCATAGACAGATTAAGTTCACACCTTCAGACCAAGAAACTAATATTGAAGGTTTCATGGATGCGGTAACTAATATCTTTAATGCTAAGATGCAATCTAATTTATCTTTAGATCCATCTGAAATTATGGGAGACATGTATAATAATTCTCTAACAGTAGTACCTACAAAGATTCCAGGTATGATTGATTCATTAGAGATAGATGCAGAACGTTCTTCTGGCGGTAGTGTACCTGCAGACGATAAGTTATTAGAAGATTTAACTAATCTTTATGTATCTGGATTGGATGTTCCTCCAGCTTCATTAAATCAGTTATCAGAACCTGAATATGCGAAATCTTTAGTAGTGAACAATTTATTCTTTGCTAAGAAGATTGCTCGTTATCAGCGTATATGGTGTGGTCAGATAAGTTCATTCATTCGTTATTATGTTTCTTATGATCCTATCTTTAAGAATGCATTAATCAAAACTTTGAATGCACATGGTAAACACCACGCTAAAGAAAAGCTTACAGAAAAAGTACAGGAATTTGTTGATAACAATCCAAATAAGTATAGTTCATTAAATTCATTAGTTGAAGCGATTATAAGAAATGTAACTGTTAAATTACCTACTCCTAACATTGTAGTAGATCAAGCTCAATTTAATGAGATACGTGATTTCGTTTCAGCTACTAATGAAGTAGCAGATACTTATTATCCTGATGATTTAGTTGGTGATGATGAAGCTGCACAAGCTGGTTTACGTATTGTTAAAGCTAAATGGAAACGTGATCAGTTCATTAGATTTAAGAATGAAGTAGGTTCATTCACTATGATGGATCTCAATGAATTAGATGATGTTGGTGATGGCGGTGACATAGTTAAATTCATTCAGACTATGCAGAACGTTAATTCACATATCCAGCGTCATAATGCTGCTGTATCTAATTTTGCTAATAGTGAAATGCCATCTGGATCAGATATGTCTGGTGGCGGAGAAGGTGGCGGTGGCTTCGGTGGTGATGACTTCGGTGGAGATTTCGGTGGTGACGATATGGGAGGCGGTGACGACTTCGATATGGGATCTTCTGAAGACGAAGGTGGAAGTGATATGGATATGAGTATGCCTGATGAAGGTGAACCAGAAGAATAAAAAATAAAAAAAAGAGAGAGGTACGGTTAACCGTACCTCTCTCTGAATACATGCCTATTTCTTCTTAGTATTATCTTCTATTAACTTTAATAACTGAGGTAAGAATTTCTCTAACATCTTACACTCAAGCTCGTGCTCTTCTGGATTCAATTCCAGAGAGTCAATTTTAAACTCATAGTGAACTTTAACTTCACCGTTAACTTCAGAAGTAATTCTGTATTCTAAACCTTCTAATTTCATCTTAATGTCTCCTTTATATATGAAATTAATTTATTCGAATAAATGAATAAGATATTTCTATTTCTTATTCACTTTAATTATATAGATTTGAAAAAATTTAAATTTCATTTCAATATAAGAGTAGTACTACCCACATGGGTAGTACTACTCCTTTTAAGTTAAGAGATTAGATTTTACGTCTAATTAATAAACGTCCATCGTACATCCATCCACTATAGTTAGGATGAGATAAAGTTTCTTCTTTAGTAGGATCTACTATATTGAAGTTACCACGTTTACGTGCAAGTGAACTAATAACTTTTCCACCTACACTCTCCATGGACAATATCTCAGATGCATTGGATTCATAATCCTCTAAGAACTTGACATTTGTAACCAGCATACGACGTTCAACAAGAACTACGAATACATTTCTAACTGCAGCATTTACCACTGATATAGTCTTACTGTCAGTTGGATTTACAAACATCAATGTCGATAATTTCTGATTACCAACCTTTAACTTAGATTTAGCTGCTTCAATGATGAAACATTTATCTAACTTATTAGATGGGTCCAGATACTTAAACTTCTTAGTATGGAAAATTCTTCCCAAGCTTCCATCAATAGTTGACTGAAGAGCTTTTAGATAAGCTTTCTGATCTACTTTCCAATCTGCTAACTGATTAGAAGATTCATCGATCAAGAACATACGAATGTCGTCTAACGATTCACAAGTTCCTACACGAGTTATTGAACCGTCAACATTTGTTCTCACAAAGTTGATTGCAGCATTCTTGTTCCATTCCTCAACGATGAGTTTAGATAAGCTAGTATTGAGTTTGATAGGAAGTTGTTCTATTTGCTTAAATAGAGCTAATACTCCCTTAGGTCCTTTATTGGATCTAAATGCTTTATTGCACATATTCCAATAACCGACTCCTTTTTCAAAGTCAGACTCTAATGCTACTGCTTCGTTATAAGAAACAACATATGCATATTTGCCCATGAAAATTTCATCGTTAGTAGAATCAGCTAATGCACGTAAAGCATCCTCTGGGCTATCCTGCACACCTGGTAACTCAGCTTCACTAAGTTTAACAGTTGTATCAGACATCTCATCATCAGCTTCATACCACTCACCCCATAGAGGTTCGTTAGCACTGTGAACATCTACTAATTCTTCTTCATCGAGAAGTGGCTTCTTACGAATAACTTCTCCATTCTTATCAGTAGTTTCAACTGGTTTTCTCTTAACTGGAATTTCTTCCAAAGTCATTTTTCTATATCTTGGTCCTACATTAACCATTTCAGTTTCCCCAACAGAAGATGTGTCATAAGGTTGATGTGTGCAGCTATCAGCCTCAACTTGTTTTGGTGTTGCATTTTGCTGTACAGAATTGATTGGATTCTGTACTGGTGCAGTGTCATATGTAGGATTAGATGATTTATTTCCTCCATATATCGAATTTAATTCAGACTGCATTTGATTTTGTCCATACTGAGCCTGAGGCTGGTATCCAAAACCTTGTTGCATTGATGGCTGCTGTTGCTGCCACTGATTAAATCCACCAAATTGTTGTGGTTGCATTCCCATACCAAACTGAGGAGTCATATATGGACTACCAAAAGCATTGTTCTGATATCCATATTGAGGCATAGCGTTAGCACGGTTCTGTCTTAGTTTTACAAGAGCACTACGCATCTTGTTGACGGTAAATGTCCATAACTGATCATTAGTTGCTGGATTTTCACCGAATGTAGTATATACACTCTGACAGAATTGTTCTCTATTAGCAGGAGAACTGTTAATGTATTGAGCAATATACTGAGACTCTGGTGGGGTCATCTCACCATTGTTCTGTAAGCTCAATAGAGCTTGGTTAACATAGCCTAAACAAGTGTAGGCATTATTTTGTGAATTCGAATTCATTTTTGTCTCCGGAAACATTAAAAGATGGGATTCACGTGATAATCCCATTTTGATTCATTATGAAAGATATTTTGACAATGGTTCAACAGCTGCGTACCAAGGCATTTTATCCTTCTGGAAATATCCGTTACTATCGATCACTGCAAATGGGTTAATATCACCAGTGATACAAGGCGAACTAGAAGAAATAGCTAAAGGACTTTCAATAGCCACGAAACTAGGGTGGAATTGATGTTCCTTATCACCAATCAACTTAGTGTGCTTGCTAGATGCATTTTCCTGTGTACTACTCTGACGAATCTTCTTGATTTGACAATCAATCAATTCATTATCGTTGTATAAGGCATTTGCAACTTGCATTTCCTTGTTACTGTAGATATCTTTAATTGCTAGTGGTGAAATTCGTAACATAGAAGAAATTGCTTTTTCATTTGGACTATGATTACGTTTTAAAGCATCATAGAACTTATGGAAAATAATTTTCTCTATACATGAAACGAATCTATCGATACCACCGATACGTTTTGAGAATAAATCATTGGCACTGTAACGTATCAACCATTCGTCGATATTTACAAATGCTGCAACAAATAAATCAAAAATATCATCACAATAAAGTGGTGGATTCTGTAATGCCAATCTACGTTTAGTTTGTTGATCTAGATAAGTAGATAAACTATCTAAATGACCGTTGGCATGATCTGCAGCTAGAGCTGCGCTGACACTATCGTCATATAAGTTTCTTCCTAAGATAGTTTTATAGAAAGTCTTATTATACAACATAGAAATATTGTAATTTTTAGATCTCTCTAATATTACCAATAAAGAAGCTACCAATCTACGTGCAAAATGATCCTGCATAACAGAAGCAGTTTCACAACGCAGATAGATATTTTCTCTACATTTAAAATATGTATACTGAGTTGACTCTGGATCATCTTTCTCTACGAATGTAATGGAACCTACTGGTAGACCTAAGGTTACATTAATTACGTGGTCGAAATCAAATTTAACTAATAGATACAGAATCAACGGAGTTTTGTGTTTAGAACGACGTTCTTTGCGGTAGAATGCATTAACGATGATGACACTTTCACAATATTCATTGCCACGAGTGTCCTTAAACACTTTAGTATCGCCTCGCCAGAACTGGATAGGTGATCTCATGACTTTAATAATTACACCATCTGTTATCCTCGTAATCATACGTTCTATAATAGCAAATTGAGGACAATAATTGGTATCATTGATGATCAATCTGCCATTATACATGTATGGTAAATATAAATTAACATCGTAAAACTGATTGTGGAACTTGAAATTATACTGAACAAGTTCCAACTCTGAACGTTGAATATTGTAACGTCCATGCATCAGTTTGTTGTTGGCTATAAACTCCAGTTCTTTTTCTGGAGACAACGTTTTATAACCAAGATACTCGAGTTCACCTTTAAATAACTGTATAGCTTCTTTAAAGACACCCGATACGTACTCTGGGAAACTATTTACCTGTTCATTACGAAACTCTTTTAATAAGTAATCGTTGAAGTGAGGTAGTTGCTCGGATACATTCCCAATTATTTGATCCCAACTCATATAACTTTTTACTCCTTTGCAAATAACAGATATTCAATTATCACGCTTCTTAATCGTGTACACCACAACTGTTTCAACCGTTGTAAATAAGTACTATGTATTTAACATATACTTCCCGCGTACCTAACACGTAGGGGTCACCTCTCGTATAAGTAGTTTGCATATATATTCAAAATACATAAATGACATGCTTACTTACGTAGATACAAATGCTGACTTCGACATGATGAAATCTTTAATTATTTTTACATGCTTATTCATATTGATTAATTCTCAATTCATCACTTGAGTTGTATTGCTGATGAAACAACACCACCAATAATCCTAAACATAGGGCACTTAATACTATCAACTTAAGAACTTATCCACACTAGGATTCAAACACCATACACTAATGATGCGTCGGACATTGATAAATATTCAGTGTTTGTAAGAAATAACTAAACAAGTATCGACCATCTAATTCGAACATTTGTTCAAACTCGTTGTGTGCTCCTCAATCGTTGGAGACATAGAGTACATCATTTTGACGACTACTATCGGTGATCAGTAATGCTTCAGAACAGTGCTTCCCGCTACATCGTAGTAAGGGTTCGGTACTTCTCTATGTGTAGTTTACACAAAGTTTCAAAACACTACCGGTATAAATATCATCGACGTTTAGACTATGTGCCGATATCTCTATCGTAGAGGTGCTTAGGTTACCCTAGGACCTCGCACATTTAACAAAACTTATTACTTTCCGTCTAGAACTTTATATTGGAAACTAAAGATACAACAATTATAGAAACTGAATAATTGGTTAGCTGTTAAATCAAGAGAATTTCAAAATACAAGTTATAACTGTAGCTACAATACCTATCGTTGCACTCACTATTGCTGCTACAGATTTCCAAACTGCAGCTGAGTTCTCCGAGTCACTGACATGTCTTTTTGTTTGTCGGTCTGCCTCCTTATCGAACAATTCTCGTTCCTTTAAAGTTGCTTGTGTTGCTGAATGAGCACGATCTAATTCTACCTTTAGATTGGCTAATTCTTTTGTCATTAATTCATTAGTCTTTGTTAAGTTTTCATTTTGTTTCTTATACTCCTCAATTTTCTTATTAAGATCATCAGTAGCATTTTTGATCTTATCTTCAACCTCGTCAGGTCTCAGATACTGTTCCATCTTCTCCTTCTGATCTTTCATTTCTTTTCTGATTTTATCAGGATCTGTTCCTACGATAAAACCAATGTTCTTACGTAAACCTGTTCTACTCTCAGTGAAGAGATGAACTGGCTTATTGGTTGTATAATCAACCTCAACGTCATAACGTTCTTTGCCTTTCTCTGTATGTAGATAAAATGTACAGTGTGTTCCAACATCGGTTAAATGCTGAATTGGCACTGTATAAACTCTATTGTTGAAACCGATATAAAGTGTATCATTTTCAACATCTGCATTATTTGCATAACAGATAAATGGCGAATTTGCTTGATATCTAGTTGAAGTCTGATCATTAAAAAAGTATCTATCAGCCAATGAATTTTCAACTGTCTTATGAAAAGATTTATCGAAGATATCACGACTTTTCAATTTACTTTTATTAGTTAGATCAGAAATAGCCAGACCAACCTGTGGTATAAAAATAGGTGAATTTCTTAGTACATCTGCCGTTATATAAAACCTTCTAATCTCGACACTATATTTTTTCTCGAAATTGCAGACAAATGCATTTGATTTATCAATACGTACGATTTTGATTAATTTTTCATACGTTATTTCTATCATTTCGATATTGGTTGGATTAGAATTTAAGATATTTGTGCCTTCATATTCATCTATTTCACCATCAGTACCCATCACAAAAATTGAATCGTACAATCCGTTACGAACAGAGATTCTACGTCGTAGAGTATCGTTCCATCGACTTTGGTCGTATTCTTGTGTTATGGGATCATCTATTATGACGTCTTCATTTGCAGTAAACCAATATGGTAACTGTGACGACATACTACTCCTTTAATTAAACACTAATGTTTAATCACAAAAATAATATATATTTAAAAAGAAAATGAGAAAGGCATACTCATCTAGTTGCTGTAAAGCAACTAGATGAGTTATGAGAAAGGTTATGCTTGGTTATAAAGAACACGAGATTGTTGAATTAAAGTTCGATTATCTGTAGAAATTGCATTATCAACTATTGAATTGTTAGATGCACACATTACAGTGACTTTAGTACTATCGAGAATAGTGTTATCACCAACTGTATTTGCAGTAATAAGTTGCTGAACTGAAGTGCCTGCATCTTTTAAGATTTCATTATACGCCTCAGTATTGTCGTAACCGTCATCTACCATGTTTGCATTTAACTTGATTAAGTCTTCTGCATCAGTATTGATATTGGATTTACCTGCTGCATTTTGTGCACTTCTGTAAGTAAATGGATCTCCATTCTCAGTAGCAGTTTTACATACATTCCTTAGAGTATCGATAGACTGTTGATCAAAATAGTGTGCTGAGCTATTCTTACCACACTGACTTAAATCATCTATCAACTGAGTGATACCATATTGACCAGCTAGATCTAGTAATGTATCGTAGAGTGTTTTGTTGTCACTATAATTCAAATATGTGTCATTGAGACTTTTGATGTTACAGATACCTTGTGCAGCACTAAACAATCTCTCTACTACATCCATGGATTGATTACCAGTTAATTTAGTAACATCCAGACCTTCACTATCTGTTATATTTGGATACTTGTTAGATAGTAAACCTAATGTAGAATTAAGAACATCGTCAGATTTAACACCATTTAAAGCACTCAAGATATTACTGATCTGATCCATCTTACCTTGTGTGACATTATTAACAGTTTTATTGATAAAATCATCTTCTTTAGATGAAATCATATCGGCTACTGGAGAAGGAAGAGTATCTAAAACAGTTTTATTTAAATCTTTTAATGCTGATGCAGTACCACCTATATCTAAAGTATCACCGATATCACCAATAGTATTTTTAATACCGTTAGTGAAACTACTTACGCTATCTTTAATAGTAGAAACAGTAGGACTGACGATCTTCTCTTTCATGGATTTGATAGCATCACTACCACCTTTAACTGCACTAGAAAAGCCATTAGTCACACTTTTAATTGCAGAGGTTAACGCAGAGTCACTATTGATATCGGTACCAGTTGCTTTACTTAAATTATTTTTAGCAGTTTCAGACATCGAACTGATGCCATCTTTAACACCATTGCCTTGACTTAAAGTTGATGCACCAGTTACTACATCATCTACTGATTTAGTTACATATGCAACTGGTTTACTGATAGCTTCAGCACTGTCAGATGCTAGACTTTTAATTTTTGAATTAGTTTCTTGTTCGCCTTTATTCTGACTTTGAGATCTATTAGCTAATGCTTGAGATGCATTAGTTGTTTTACCGAAAACTGAATTAGCAAAATCACTAACAGAACTAGTTAAAGAACTAACACCACCCTTAAGTAAATTACCAGCATCTGAAGCTACACTAGATACAGTTTGATTAATTTTATTAGACGCTGAAGAAATACCACCAGTCAACGACTGTATAGATTTAGTAATGGCAGTGCCATTACTAGCATTACCTAATTTAGAATTTACCTGGCTTGTTATTGATTCTTGCAATTTATCAACTTGACTACTCATTAGTATGCGCCTCCAGAAGCATTAGATTGAATCATGATTCCTTCAAACAAACTATCTAAAACTACTGCAGATCTAGGAACTGAACCAGTCTCTTGTGAGATAGTAGTGCTTCCTTGTTCCTCTAACTGACGTTTATATTCAGCAAAAGCAGTAACATCACCACCACGATATTTCAATAACTCTTTAATAGTTTTAGTTAAACCTCTAGCATACAGAGCTTGTATTTCTGTTTGTGAAATACTACCAGCTTGATCTGGTTTCATTACCTGACCAGTTAGTAAATCAATTTTACTATCACCTTCAGGTACTGATAGTTTATGATCTACGTATTGAGACATACGTCTGCAAGGTATATCTACTACTAAGAATTTTAATGGTGTTAAGAAATAAGATTGAGTAGGTGGATCCCATAGTTTCAATCTGTGGAATAATTCAATATTTAATTCTTTACAAATAGATAATAAGTCTTTTACTCTAGGATTTACTTTCATTGCAGGAATCCAAAATACTAAAACGTCTTTATGATTTTTGAGATTCTCCATCCAAGTGTTGAAAGCTTTATCATCCATACCTTCAAACATTTTCTGATATTTTTCAATATTAGTTCCAGACTTATCAAGCTTAGCCATATACTTTAAAATATATGCTTCAACTTCTTTACGTTTAGCATTCATAGGTTTATCCTTTATAACTTAAATATTCATTCCATGCTTTAAAATAAAAAAAAATAAAAGAAACTCTGCTTAGTGTAAACTAAGCAGAGCGTATAAGAATTTATTCTTGTTTGAATTGAGATAACTTATCTTTTATGTATCTGATCATACGGCGATACCAGCATTTATACATATTGATTTTATATAGTTTCCCACATTTCTTGAAGGAGAGAAAACCAATTTGAGTATAGCTATCCGTTTCAAATAGTGTGTCTACATTATTACGCAAAGCAGATTTAGAATTCTCAATATCTTTCATTGATAGACTTAGATGGAAAAGATAGAATCCTCCACTATAAAGGAATTTTAAGTAGGATCCGCGTTCCATCATCTCACTAATTTTATTAAGATTGGTAATTTGTTTTACATAATTGAGACTACTAATTGAACGTCCATAAACGATGCAGATATCAGCTAAATCACTTGTATGTGGTTCTCCATTTTTATCAAACCATCTAGTTGGATTTATATTCAATTTGATGATGTGGAATAAATAGAGTCGGTTTTTATGTCTGACTAGTGATATTGACCAATTGTTTTCTCTACTCTTATATGAACTTAATAGAGATACAATATATTCGATGTTCTCATTCTCTCCCCAATTCTCCATAGAATCACGGATAGAATATCGTTTAGATTCAAGAGTATCGAAGAGTCTATAGGTTTTTAGATTTTCAGCTATAGATGGTTTAGCTAAAACGTAGAAATCACCGATATAATTTTTACAATATTCATCTATTATTTCGATGGAATTTGATTGTTTATATGTTTCACGTAAAATTTCCCACTCAACGGATTGTTCAGTGTGATTGATTTTAGTTATCAACATATTGGGTTTTTTCATTTCTAACTCCTGAGATTATATTCACTAACCTCATAACTTATAATCTTGACATCAGAATTTTTATGCAATAAACGTCTAATGAATAAGGCTAACTGCTTACTTACGTTAAGCGACTCTTTATTCATAATGAATATTGGTTTTGTTATTTCTTCAAGATTGATTGTGTATGAAAAATTTCCTATTGATGTGATGAAATGAATTTTACAATAAGAATAATTTTCATTCATCCATTTATTTTTACTCAATATATCTTTCTTAAGAATATGAGTAAATGACTTGATTCCATTTTCATTATCAAATTTATAACGAACTTTGAATAATTCCTCCTTTTTATCTTGATTAAATATGGTGAAGTCATAATAAGAATCATGCCACTCACCATACATACTAGCAGATTTACATAAAAGTGAAAGATGCATAAGTAGATACGGTATTTTTCTTAACAAGGCACCTATGGAGATTTCATAGGTACCAAATATAGTTAAGACGGTTTTCTTGATTTCCTCATCTACAGTATCCACGAACAATAGGTTAGGATACATTATTAAACCTCTTATTTAAAACACATTCTGTACAGAGTACGTACTTCACTATCTCTACGTAATTGAGCACCAAACTCAGTAGTAGATTTATTAATATTGATAATAGCGTCACGTTTATCAGTACAGATTTTATCAAAATCAGTGATGATTAAATGTTCCATAGATGTAGATTTTCTACACTCTTCTGGAATATTTAAAATACCCATCTTAGTTTTGATTGGATATATACCAATAATAAACTCCTTTCCATCTGGAACTGTACGTAGATGACCTATATGCTCATCTGTAACAGCTAAACTTGCACGAATGATATTAGGATTCTTATCGTTCATGTGGAAGATGATAACATTTTTAATCTTATCGTTAAATCCACAAATCACGTCAGATTTAGAACCAGTAGCTATATTTTTACGTAGAGCAAAGTTCTTATATGACTCGTGAGTAATTTTACCATTACGGTGAATAGCATAGAAATCTCTACCAGTAGGATATAACTCAAATCCATCAGGTGCTTCAGATACTAACCTTTCTACAACAGAGACTGTTTTATCTTTAGAAATAACTAAAGTTAAATCATCTCTCTCATTGTTACTATATTGAAGAATGTTCTGACACATAATTTGTCTTGAGGTTTCTTCAAGAGGCATCATGCGTCTATTAACAATCACAAATCTTCTTGGTTTGTTATGATCGTAAAGATGAACACTCTTCTTAATTGCAGTAGGCCAGCCTTTGCTATTAAGTATTTCTTTCATGTCATCCAAGTCAAAGAAATTAATACAACCCCAATTACCAAATTTTACATAACCGATAAAATCATCAGCAAATCTAGTTAAACTAGTTGAACCATATTTCTTCTTGAGATAACTAGCGTCATTACTAATTGATTCATCAACTTGGTTAAATGAATTGTCTACATTTTCTAGATCTGAATTAACTTGTTCTAATTCTTCCTCCAGAGGTTTTCTACTACATTTAGCTAAAGTCATCAATTTCTGATTAACAATCAATTCTGACTGATATAAAGTTAAATCTTTGAATTTAGCATGTAAAGCATGAACAGCAGCTTCAGTACTATCTGAATGTCTAATCAAATCAACTACTTCATCTACGTGATCTACAATCTTAAGTGTAGCTAAAATTCTCATTTTATTAAACACGAATTCAGATTGCTTATACTTTAATGAATTACGAATAGAATCAGAACGTTCATGGTACCAATATTCAATTAAATCTGGTGGAGTTAGAGTAACAATTCTACCACCTTTTACATAACTGTTGATAGGTGACCAGGAATAATTGAAATGAAGTGCTTTCTTCAATTTCTCTAATAATTCAAATGGATTTTTACCTCGTTTTAAATTAAAAGTAAATCTTGCTTCTTTATCTGAATGGTCGTTAACACTATCGATATAATCAAATAACCAATGTTTACGATCTTTAACCATAGCTTCACGTATAGCACTGGTATTTTTAGCAAAATTAACTCCATATGGTAATGCTTGAAGGATTACAGAGTTACCACTGATTTCAAACCATCCTTCCATATGGATAGGATAATCGAACTCACCTCTACTATAAGCATTAATTAATTCCTTTCTATTCTTAATTAAATTCTTAATAGGGAATTTAGGAATTAAGTGAGGAGCTAAGGTACTGTTTGTTAATTTATTATTTACAGGATCCTTATGAAACTCTGCATATAGTTTAACTAAATCACAGACATCAGCAAAATCAATTAAAGGATAAGTAGATTTAAATCCTAAACCAATAGTTAGATTACCTAAAACTAATGCCATTGGAACTTTTGGAATAAAATATAAAGGTTCTCTAATGTTAGCAGTTTTACCTGTAGTCATAGGAACAGTATTTAAATTTATTCCGTTATAAAAAATATCTCTAGCAAAGTCAGATAGACATGCTGATAAATATCTTGCAGCAGCAGCACCGTTTGGGTTATAATAAGCACCATAGTTACCGAAAATTCTAACTAATGGGTGACCTATCATAAATGGTTGTCCTAAACGAACAATAGAATCATAGATAGCTGCGTCGCCTGAAGTATGAACTACTAATAAGTCACCAATCAACTGACCCATAGCTGTTTTAGAAGTATGTTGTTTAGTGAACCAAAGTATACGTCTACCGATAGCTTTTAATCCATCTACGTTATTGGTGAATTTTGATAATAGAACTTCCTCACCGTAAGCTAATATGTTTTGTTTAATCTCACTAGTCGCATCTACAGTGATGATGTTATCTTTTTGGTCTGACATTTCGTCTCCTCAACTGGGTAGTACACATATGTATATAAACTACGTCATAGCCCTGCTAGATAGATTATTAACATATGGTATTGATACGATGAGACAATAAAAGAAATAAAGAAACTACACACACTCCGTGTTAATCACGGAGTGTGTGCTTAATTAATTATTCCTTTTTGCTCGTATCTGGAGCAAGGATACGTTTAACGTCATCGGTAGAGATAGTGGTTACTTCTCCACTAACTCTATCGGTTACAGTCAGTTGTAACTTAGTTAAATCGTAACCCAAGATATAAAGTAATCCTTGTAAGTAATACAAGGTAGGTTCCTGAGATGAGATATTCCTTTTGATATTGTTGTAATCAGAAGAAATGTTGTTAGCAGGCATACCGTCTGCTACTCTTCTCTCGTGATGTTTAGCACGTAAGTCATCCCAAGTTATTCCTCTTTCAATCAGGAATAATCTTAGAAGTTGTGCTGTTTGAGATTTAGCACCACATAAATCAGCCAAGTTAAATATTGGCTGTCCCTTTCTTTGCTTCATGGCAATGAACTGACCACTAGCAGCAGCAGCATTCATTTGTTTTAATGCTGCATCAAAATCAAATTTTGTACCCATACGGATACTCTCCTTCATTAATTCTCTCATTGCGAGAGAGATGAAACAATAGATAACATTGACTAGCCTATTAATTCAGACATGACTACTTTCTCTAAGATGTTAGCATATCTGTAAAAAGTGAGGCGTTTGATTATCTTTAAATACTCTTTAGTGTCTAATTCAATAATTTTATCAGTTACAAACTCTTTTAACGAGTCGGTAGTAACAAATGAATCGTTTAAGATTTTATTAGTGGTACATGCACTAACGAGACGATCTAAGAGTCTCTTACGACGGCATCCTACTAATAGTAAAATCAAAACGACAGTGTTGTCACTATCATCCTGTGTGGTTCGTAGTGAAAAATATGAATGAATATAACGAACTAAAGAATCGACATCTGAACAGGTGATACCACTTACCATATAACGTCTTACACCGTGATAGAATTTATTAGAAGGTTTACCTTTAGTGTAAGCTTCTAATTCACGCTGTACCATCTTTAAATTGACGACTGAATTTTGATGCAATCTTATTTGTAAGGCATACATCATCAATTTTTGGAATGGTGGGAGCGATTCATCTACCACTTTGCCGTATTTGGTGAAGTTCATATCCCAAATCCGCGTTTTCAATTTACTGAGCACATTAGCCCTCCTCATTTACAATTTAATTCCGTTATGGAATTAACTCAATCCAATAATATATAGGTAAAAACACTTTGAATAAAAAAATTTATAGGTAAACAAGTATAGGTACTTTACGTACCTATACTTGTGTTAAAGAGTTTTAATCGTCTTCAAATTTAGTTAAGAATTGTTCTTTTGCAAACGTGTTACTCAGAACTACAGAATCAGAAAGTAATTGTTTTCTAGGTTCACTATCAGACGTACCTATGATGGCATAGTTAGTTTGAAGATCACCTAAAGACCTTACTTGTACTACAGCTCTAGTTGCTGGATTCATAATAGTTGTGTAACATGGTTTATCGTCCATCTGACCTAAACCTTTATAACGTTCGATGGTGAGTTTTTCGTCTAACTGTATCATAACGGTATAAAGCATCATACCAGACATAGTGATTTCATCACCCCATGTACCGTCTAATTTTCTAGGTCTTACAGAGAAGAACAACTCGTTATATCTAAACTTGTTGACTAGATGTAAAACTGATTCTGCAATCATTCTACCTAAATCTTGTAAACCAACCACGTAATCATCTTTACCGATAGATACGATTAGGAATTTACCTTCATTAGTAACTCTTGCATAACCAGGTGCATCTGCAGATTCAAAACAACGTGCTAAATTGATATAATCCACAGTTGGGTAGATATATTTGATCG